ACCGCCACCACCCGTGTAACCCGTGTAGCCAGTAGGTCCAGTTCTTCCCGTATACCCCGTATAACCTGTGTACCCTGTATATCCCGTTGCACCAGTTGTTGATGCAGTACCAGGAGAACCGGTGTATCCCGTATAACCAGTAGCACCAGTAGGTCCAGTAAATCCTGTTGAACCAGTAGGACCTGTGTAAGAACTTAAATAAGGAAGAGATGTCCAAGCTGTTGTGCCATCGCCAATTTTTGCCTTATTGGTGTCGTACTCGTATCCAAATTCGCCAGCGAGAAGAATCGGGTTAGAAGAAGTCCAGTTTGCAGCAAGGTCACGTCTTACTTGAACAATAATTGCCATTAGTAACCACGATTATCTGGTTTGAAATCTCTGCGAGTCTCAAATACGTATTGTGCTGTCTTGGAAGTATTCACCGAACCAGTAGGTCCTGTTGGTCCTGCGGTGCCAGTGTTGGCATCAAATGCGCCAACGGCAGCAGAAGTTGCTGTCATTGCTGTTGTATCTGCTTTAAGCAAATAGTGGAATTGAATTGTTTCAGAATCGCCACCACTTACAACATTTTCTTGTTGGTGGTCCATCAACAAAGCATTTTGACCATCTTTTAGGGCGCGCTTGATGGTGTTGTTCACCATTACCTGTAAGGAGTTATTGGCTCCTTGGAATGTGTTGCCACCAGGGGCCGACCATACTGCTCTCAAATTAGACCTCTGTAATCGTCATTGGAAAATTTGGAGTCTTCTTGCTGTGCTTCTGATTAAGTTCTAAAATCATGTTTTCCAAATCTTCGTCTGATATTTCACGGATTGACGTTTCGGTTTTAATGTTCAATGTCGAGGAGTTAGGCATATTACCCGTAGCCTTTAAATATAACTCAGCAGACTTTGTATCTCCCGATATTCCCTTAATGTACAACGCCTCCAAAAGTTTCTGTGTTCGTTCTGGCGATTGGTTTAGTCCTTCAACCCCTAATTTCCACCGTTCTATAAAGGGTTTTCTTTTTTCCCACCCCTGAAGAGTGTTGACGTGGACGCCATGCGCCATCGCCCAATCCTTTTTGAATGGTGGTTCTCTTTGGTCTTCTGAAACTAATAGCCAAGACAAGTACTCCTCTTGCTCCTTCGTTAGCAACAAGTTGTCTTTTGCCATTAATTACCCTCCGAAAAAAAATTAGTTCCTATATAAGAGATTATTCCGTTACCTACACCGTAAACACCTTACATGGTGTATGCTATCAGTATGCATTCGCACGAAGTGTTCATTTTTGATGGGTACCCCGTTGATGCATTTTATGGTCTTGACTACGAACCATGGCCAAATTTTAAGTCCACAGAAGAAGAAGCACGATATTGGAAAACCATAGAAGGAGAACAGCAGTGCAAAGAACAATAGAAGAACGATTCTGGGAAAAGGTCAATAAGACCGACGGTTGCTGGGAATGGACGGCGCATAAACTATTCAATGGTTACGGTCGATTCAGCATCCGTGGTGCAACCGACTATTCCCACCGTGTTGCTTGGGAACTTGCTTCCGGGAAGTATCCAACTGGCAAGCAAGTACTACATACTTGCGACAATCCAGCCTGTGTCAGGATAGACCACCTGTTTCTTGGAACATTGAAAGAAAACATGGCTGACCGTGGCGCCAAACATCGCGAGATGAACCGTAAAAAACTTGAATGCCGCCATGGTTACAAATTTTCATATACCGAAAAGAACAAACGGACAGCCAAAGATTGCGCCATTTGCCAAAAGCAACGGCAATATCATGCAGCGGGCGACCCAGCTCATCAAAAAATGAAGTCGCTGGAATACTCTAGGCGATACCGTGACAAGAAGAAACAAAAGCGTGATATATCAGAATAGTTGCGTTGCAACAGTACAAACACGACGTATAGTTAAGTACTTACACGACATCTAGAAAACACGATTCTAATCCCGACCAAACAGGTCAACAATTAAAGTTGACTGAACTGGTCAACAAGGTAATGAAATAACAACTAGTAGAAGCAATACCGTCCACTCGGTCATAAGTGGAGTGGGGTGAAAATCCTCTTCCGTGCAAAGCGCCAGAAATCGGGCAACCGTGGCTTCTGGTCATAATAAGCGGAGATTAGTGCCGTCAAAGGGTATCGGGCTTTCCGTTTTTTATGAGAAGAAAATAATAAGACCTGTTGCGTAACCTAGCCAGGCAAGTGAGTCCACCACTTCCCCCAAACTTTTAGTTTGATGATGGACGGGGGGGTTTTTCTTCTCTCTCTTGGCAACTTCTCTCTCTTCTTTTAACAGGACAATCAACACACGTGCTGTGCGAGCGCAGCGAAGCAAAAGCACTAGGCGGGTTTGGGGCGCCATAGCCCCAAGATACCACCGAGTTGATAGCACACACAATGGAGAAAATACGATGTGAAAAATTGAAGTAGTACTTACGAAAACAACGGCGGCACCCATTGGAAATAGCACGGCGAAACTGATAGCACAGCCGAAAGTTTAGAAGAATCTGTGGCTCCCTAGCCTTTATATATATACAAAATACGGGTACTGGGGGGGTGGGTATGGGGGTGCCATGGTCGGGGTGTACTGACTGTGTGACTAGACACCGGTACTGCGTACCTAGTGCATGTGTATGGTGCTGCTACATCAATACAACGGTCCTGTTACGTTCTCAATGTCACAACTAACTGCTAACATAGAGGTGTGTAGTAGCCGGTGGTCCCAGGTAGTCGTGCACCTAAACGCGTGACATGGTAATTGAGTTGCCATGTTCGTAGGTCGATAGCCGGTTACTACATCCAACTGTTACCTAATCCGATAACACCACGCAGAGTGAGATTGATGACCACTAGATACCGGTACTGCGTACCTATAAGAGTGAGCATTGCCGTATAACCCATGCTGCGTATGATAACTACTGACCACTGAGAGTGAGATTATGTGGGTAATTGACCACTGAGAGTAAGGATAAGTTACCGATGAGTAACATATTGGACTCAATAGTTATGCCCTATTTCTCCTCTTTTCCCATTTCCTATTTCACATCACTTCCATTTCCCGTATATTTCTGTCATTTTAGCTTGCTGGTCTGTGTTTTCTCACCCATTGTCGGCAAGTTACCATTGAGTAACCTTTGCGTACACCTGTGTACACATCTCGTGTGTGTGAACAATTATTGCCATCTTTCTTTGTTCCCCTACAGAGCATAAATACTTGGTATTCTGTCATTGTGAAACTCACAAAAGAGGATTGTATTGAGATGCGCGACTCTTACGTTTACTTCAACGAAATAGGACATCCGATTACCGTTGCCGAATTTGCATTTATGTACAACGTCAGTGCTGCCACTGCTTTACGGGCTATTGACGGAACACATCCTTCTTACCTGCGCGAACCTCAACCCAACATTGCAAAGGTCAAGCGGCCCGTTGGTCGTCCTCGTAAGGTCGCTGAAGTTGCTAATAAACCAGCAAGCCATTGCCGTAATGGTCATGAACTTATAGGTAACAATGTATACTCCTACACGAAACCCAATAAACGAGTAATTTTACGATGTCGCACGTGTCAGACAAATAACATGAAAAACTATCACCGGAGGAATGCACGATGAAATTACCAGTTTATGTCTGCTCAATAGCATTGAACGAGGAAAAGCATGTTCGTAGATGGGCCGAGTCAGCCAAGGGTGCTGATGCCATCTATCTGCTTGACACTGGTTCTACTGATAACACCGTAAAGATTGCCAAAGAATGCGGTGTCATTGTCTTTGAGAAGAAATACGACGATTGGTCTTTTGCTGTGGCTCGTAATGACTTGCGAGACATGCTTCCTGAAGACGACGCCTGGTTAATCAATCTAGATTTAGATGAATGTTTTGTGCCGGGCTGGCGACCACACATGGACGATGTTCCATTAGAAGTGAACCGTCCTCGTTATGACTATGACTGGAACTGGACTCAGCCTGTCATCATTGATGGCGAGTACGACATTGAAGCAACTCGGGCTACCAATTCTGTTGGTTTGTCGTATCGTGGTGACAAGATTGTGCGCCGTCACTCACACAAATGGGTGAATCGTGTGCATGAAGTGAACATCGCCGTGGATGAAGAGCGTCAAGGCTGGACAAATCTACGCATTCAGCACTTTGCCGACAACACCAAGACTCGTAGTTCCTATCTACCATTGCTCTTGAAGGATGTAGAAGAGAACCCAGAGAACGATAGAAACACTTACTATGCGGCTCGTGAACTCATGTACTACGGGCGAGTAGAAGAGTCCATTGCACTGTTCAAGAAGCATCTATCGCTTAAAAGCGCCACATGGGACGCTGAGCGAGCCTTCTCAATGCGTTATATCGCTAAACAGTCACCACACGGCTCATTGGAGCGTGAACAATGGTTACTTCGCGCCGTTGCTGAATGGGGTCATGGTCGCGAGTGTTGGGTTGAACTAGCACAGCACTACCAAGACGTAACAAATTGGGCTGGAATGTTTGATGCTGCTAATCGTGCGCTTTCCATCACCAACCGTGGCGACCTGTACCTTACAGAGGCTGTGATGTGGGGTTGGTTACCTCATGACTTACTTGCTTTGGCTGCAGCAAACCTAGACATGATGTCAATTGCTGTTGCTCAAGGGACAATTGCTTTTGAGATGGCGCCCGATGACCAGCGGCTCAAGAACAACTTAGGCTTCTACAAGTCAAAACATGCCAAGGTAGATGTCGTTATCCCCTATAAGTCAAACACAACTGGCTTGAAGGCATTGATTAAACAACTACAGCCTGACTACAAGGTAAATCGCATTGTCGTGGTTGCTGATGGTGAAGAAGCCTACGAGTCGCTGTCTTGGTTAAATCCAGACGTTATCAAACTCATGGTTCCACTTGGCATTGGTATTCACAGGATGTGGAACACGGCTATGCAGGTGCTTGGTTCAAAGAATTACATTGCCTTTATCAACGATGACATCTTGCTTGCGCCGTCTGCCATGAGCACATTGATGCAGTGCATGCTTGAAGACCCAACAATAGGTCTTATTTGTCCTAAGTACTCGACCGTTCCAAACATTCATAACGAT